GAAGGTGAATTAATTCATTTGACAAGTAAAAATATTTATTTGTTCATGGGTTTTGATTGTTTAATCTTTAATGGTAAAGATGTAAGAAATGATGTTTTATTATCAAATCGTTTGAAATATGTGAATGATACATTAACAGCTTTACAAAATGGTAAAAGTTATGTATCAAAACCATACGATGGAAAATTTGATATGGATAAACAAGAGAAACATTACACAAATGAAATAGAAAAATATTTTGAATTTTTAAATAAATTGATATCAAGTAGTGAAAAAGGAGATTATTTATTTCATAGTAAATTATTTATTTTTCCTACAGGTGCTAATAATAGTGAAGTATTTTTGTATGCATATTTACTTTGGTATGGATGTACACAATCGAATAAAGTAGCCTGTCCATATTATTTAGATGGTATTATTTTTACAGGTTTACAGCAAAAGTATACTCGCGATAAAAGAGAACACGTATTACCTATTTATAAATATAAACCACCAGAGAATAACTCTATTGATGTTTATTTACAATTTGATATTAATACAGAAACTGGACGTTATTTAGAAGTATTTGATAATTCATTACAACTTAAAATGGGTGCAAGTCAATCATTTAGAGTATCTAAGTTTTTAGTTGGTGATTTAATTGGTAATAAAGAAGTACCCGTTCCTTTTATGAAGGAAGAAAATAATCACGAAGTATTTTTCCCATTAGATAGAGGAGAAGTCAGAGATGTAGAAGGAAATTTTGTTCAAGATAATACGGTTATAGAAGTTATTTATGTAAATAATCAGAATATTCCTCATCAATACAGATGGTCTATTCTCAGAACACGTTGGGATAAAACAGAAAGTGTAATAAGAGATCAAAAGAAATATGGTAATTTTAAAGATGTTGCTATTAAAACTTGGAAATCTATGAAAGAAGCAGTTACAATAGATGAAATTAAAAAATTATCACATATTAGTACATATGATTCTCAACTTGCATTATTAAAATCAAGAATTGATACAACATTAATTACTTCTGATAGAGCACAAGATAAATACTATCAAGAAATTTCTAATTTATGTAAACCCATGAGAAGTTTTCACGGTTGGGTTAAATCAATTTTATTATATACTTATTGTGTTGGTATTAGAGAAAATAGAGATGGTAAATTTCGTAAATCTACAGTATTGGATATAGGTTGTGGTAGAGGTGGTGATATTCAAAAATTTTACCACGCTCGTGTAGGTGATTATCTTGGTATTGATGTAGATTATGAAGGTTTATTTGCTTCAACAGATAGTGCTGTCAGTCGTTACAATTATTTGAAATCTAAATTCCCTGATTATGGTAAAATGACTTATATTCAAGCAGATGGTTCTTTACCATTAAAATCAGAAGTTCAATCTAAGAGATTGAATAATATGACACAAGATAATAAAAATAACATTGATAAATATTTTAATGGTAAAACAAAATATGATATTATAACAAGTATGTTTGCAATTCACTATTTATTCAATACATCTGAATCAATTGATAATTTAGTTAATAATATTAATTTGTATTTAAAAGTAGGAGGTTTTATAGTTTTAACATTATTTGATGCAAATCAATTGACAAAATTATTAAATGGTGGTGAATCATATGCATCATATTTTACTGATGATAATGGACAAAAAACTAAATTATTTGAAATTACTAAAAAGTTTACTGGACCAATTAAAGATGAACCTGGGCAAACAATAGGTGTATTTATGAAATGGTTAAATCAAAATGAATTACCAGAAAATGTAGTTACATCTAAATTAATGTGTAAAACAATGGAAAGAGCTGGATGTAGTTTAATAGAGACTGATTTATTTGAAAATATTTATAATATTAATAAATCTTGGTTCAAAGATGTTGTTCCTACTGAAGAAAACTTTAAAAATAAGAAATATTATGAAGATGTAGCTAAGTTTTATGAAAACTTAAAAGGAGCCGATAAAGAGAGCAAATCCTATTCATTTTTGAACAGGTATTATATCTTTCAAAAGAAAGAATAAAAAATTGATAAACTTTTAATTTATGAATAATTTCTTAAATTAATGGATTATTTAACAACGGAATCTCAATTAAACATTGATTATGGTAAAGTTATTTCTTTAACAAGATTTAATAAAATATTATTCGGAAAAGCTGAATCTTTTTGCACAATAGAAAAATTCCTTTTAATAAATGCAGGTATAATTAAACAAATAAATAATGAATATTACTTACTTCTTAATAAAGTATCTAACTATTTAGAATTAATTGAAACACAAAAAGGAGAATTACATATGCCTTACAATTATTATAAAAATTTTAAACAACATAATACTGACCATAAATATTTTAATATATTTAATACAATTGATAACTATATTGAATATTTAGAAAATATTGGTGATCAATTTAGTATTTTTATTAAAAGTATAATGTTTAGCAATGGATTATTTAATGGCGAATTAGTTGATTCTAAATTTGATATGTATTGTGTAAAATTTAATAAGAAAATGGGTGCTCCACTTTACATTACATTTGATAATGATACTGAACAAAAAGATGGTACTATTGCATATGTTGGTGAAATAAATTATGATTCATTATATGAATATCATAAGAAATCACTATTAATGGATAACCCAGAAGATTTCTTAATTAATAATTTGGAAAAAGTAACTGGTAATTTAGAATTCTCTAAAATGGCAGTTCAATCTTATTTAATTAAAAATGATTATCAAACACCTTTGAAAGGTTTAACTGAATTAATTACTTGGAAAAATGTTAGTTTGAAAAATGAATATTTGGATTTTTTCATTTTTAAATATAAAAATATAGTTAAAGTTATTGATGGAGAATATATGACTAATTTTGAAGGTTTAAATAAATTTCTACTAAATTTGGAAGTAAAATATTTAGATCAATGGTTAATAAAGGAACAAATTAATGAGTTATATTATCAGATAACTCATGAATTAATTAATAGTTATGAAATACTTTATAAAGAGAGAGCTCTTTATGCTTGAAAATATTTGTTTTAAAAATTTTTATTAAAATATATAACCACCTAAGCTGTATTGGATATAAGGTGTTACATATGAATAAAATGTAGGAACGTAAACAGATTCTAATCCATAAACGCCAGGGTCATACCACCAATAGTATAAAGGGGGTGTTACTACGGGTCTATATGTTTGTGCTCTTCTGTAAAAGTCTTCAGAAGAATCTAAGTCAGAATCATCATCAAGACTTCTCTTTGCTTTAGAACCTTTCTTTGAACCCTTTTTAGCAGCTTTCTTACCACCAGCTTGTTCAAATTTGGATTTGAAATTTACTAATTTATTTTTAAATATTTTTAAATTAGCTTCTTCATTAGAGATATTGTAAGATTCAACTTTAAATTTTACTTCATCATTAGCACCTTTTGTTTCTTTAACTAAAAAATGGTAATATTTACCATTTCCAGAGCCTCCTTTTTGGATAGTGAAATAAAATTTAGGAATATTATTATTAAAATGTTCTGATAAGTTTTTATAGAAACTTTTGGCAGCGTTAACAGAATTTTTAGATTTGATTGTGCTTTTAAAATCACCTTGGATGAAAGGATTTACAAGTGTATAGCTATTTGACATTATATTAAATTAGATATTTTTTTTATAGATTTTTAAAAACATTTTAAAGACTTTAAACCATTAATTTTAATAATGGTCTATATTTTAGAATTAGAAACGTCTCAAACCAACGCCATAAGAATTTTAATAGATACTATCAGCAGTGTCACGACAGATGTTAAATTTACTTTTTGCCCCTTTTATATTGATAAAAATATGGAAACAGAAGAAGAAAATAATGATAGCGAATTAGTTACTGAAACTAATGATCCGAAAACGAAACAAGTTGGTGGTTTAATAATAAAAGAAATTAATAAATCTGGTACTATTTTAGTATATAGCAGATTAGATGCAGATAAATTTGATAAATATAAATATAATTCAACAAAAAAGAAGATAACAATTGGTGTAAATTTAGATAACTTATTAATTATTCTTAAATGTATGTCAAATTTAGATAAAATGACTTGGGCATTAGATGATGAAGATATTAACAAGTTAATTATTATATTAGAAAACACTGACAAAAAAGAAAAGAAGATTTTTAGATTAAATCTTTCTGATTTAGATGATGAAAAACTTGAAGTAGATCCAATTCAATTTCCTTATGCTGCATATTTTCCTTCATCTGATTTTCATAAATACTGTAAAGACATATCTTTAATAACAGAAAAAATAGAAATTAAATGTACAAATAATAAGGTATCATTTGGGGTTAAAGGAGCAGATATTTGTGATGCTGATTTTGAAATATCAGAAACAAATGGTGGTTTATCAATAGATATTAATACTGATAATAAAAATGAAATTGTTCAAGGTGTATTCTCATTAAAATGGTTAAATGTATTTACTAAATGTACAAATTTATCACCTCAAGTTGTTTTATATTTGAAGAATGATTATCCTTTAATTATTAAATATTCTGTAGCGGCATTAGGTGAGGTTAAATTTGTATTGTCACAGAAAGATACTAAAAATTAAAAAATACTATAAATTATATGGGAAATAATCTTCCGACATTTTATACAGGTTGTAGTTTTACTGGTGTAATCGCCACTTTATCAGCTGGTAAATATGATTTAAATCAAATAGGTTTACCAAATGATAGCATTCAAAGTGTTAAAGTACCAAAAGGGTACAAGGTAACATTATTTGAACATGGTGGATTTCAAGGTGGTCAGATTGTAATTGATGGTACTGGTGGTGCAGCAGAAGCAAATTATTGTGGGTGGGGCGCTTTAGCTAAATTTAATACAGGTACAAACGTAAGTAAAAATACATCTAGTATTTTGATAGAACAAATTTCTGGTTTTGAAAATAGTGAAAGTAATAACGGACATAGATATTGGATATATTTATTAGTTTTAGTACTTCTTGTAGTTTTGTTTAATAATCGTGAAAAAATTATGAAAATTATAAGCAAATAATATATTAATAAATTAAATTATTTAATTTATTAAATATTTAAAAATAAGTAATATTATATAAACACATATGGGTCAACAACAAGTATTTAATCCTATAGAAGCAGCTGTTAAACAAGCTAAAGAAAAAGTAGATTTAGAAAATCAAGTAAAAGAAGCTAATAACGCAATGAAAGATATACAAGGGCCATTAGAGAGCTATAGACCAGGAATGGTTGTAGCTAATAATCAAGCAGCTTTTTTTACACTTCCTAATTATTTAGGAAATGTAACAATTTTAAATATTGGGGCAAAAGATGTTCAAGTATTCAACGTTAATTCTATTAAATATGGTAAAGATGTTTCAATTAGTTTAAAAAATGTAACTGGTCAAGATACTATAGTTAATGCATTTCAAGGTCCTCCTTTACAAATACCTAATTTAGTAGGGGGTAATAAAATGTGGACTGTTAATGTTACTGCAGCACCAGTACCAAAAATAGTACCAGTTTCTTCAACTTACGAAGAATGTATATATTCAGTAGAAAATAAAGGTTTTATTCCAACAGTTACTTGGGGTTCAACACCACCAGATAAACAAGATGCCAGTTGTGATCAAAAATTATGTGATTATTGGCCTAAAAAATATCCAAATGGTATACCACCTATGTATCAAGCAAGTGCTAGAAATTGTCCAGTTGTAAATAATAATGTAGTTGTAGCAGCTAATGGATCAGGTGTAAAAATAAATCAAGGTAATGATACAACAGCACAAAATGCTGTAAGAAATGCAGTTATATCAGCTGATGGATCAGGTGTAAAAATAAATCAAGGTAATGATGCAGTAGCACAATCTCAAGTTGTTAAAAGTGCTAATACAATAGCACCTGTACAATTAGATAATGCATCAACTGTTCAATTAACTACTGTTAAAAGTAATGATAATAGAGAATGGGAATGTAGACCAATTGGAAGTAATTTTCCAGAAAAACCGCTTGAATGCCCACCTGTAGACGTAACTTGTTCTCCTTGTGAAAAATCTTATTCTTCTTGTACAAAATCAGAGACATCTCAAGATAATATTAAAGTAAATATACCAAAGAAAAAGAAGAAGAAATCTAAGAAATCTAAGAAATCAAGCAAAAAAATATTACCTAAAGTAGCCCAAAAAGATGTAATAAATCAAATGTTAGCAGGTAAGAAACAATCTAATAAATCAGAACCTTTTACTGAAACTTTTATTAATTTACAAGATGATTATTGCTATTTAAATTTAGTTATAGGATTATTAATCATTGCCATTGTTTTACATATGAAAGGTGTATTTCAATAAATAAATATTAATTAAAATATTTTAATCTAAAATATTTTAATAAATGGGACAAAATCAAAGTATACCAAGCACTCCAGTACCGTGTGAAAAAGTAGCGTGCACTGAAGTACCGTGTGCAAAAGTAGCGTGTACTGAAGTACCTTGTGTAAAAGTGATTGATGACAAAAAATCTAAAATTATTATTACAGAAGCATCATTTGGTGCAAATATTGATTCAAAACATAAAAATAATTTGAAAGAATTTTTTGAAAAAAGTGGTCGTTTAGATCCTAATGTAGCAAAAATTGATTTTAGAGAAATTAAAATAAAATTGAATGAATTAATAAAACTAAATAATTTTCCAATTGTAGGTGTAATTCCAAAAATAAATTTAATTATTGATTTTGTAGATATGCCAAATAATTATAATATTAAATTGCTTCACAATAAAAGAGGATTTGATTATAAGTCTAGTAATGTTATGGATTTAGATAATATTATTTCTTCTAGTAATGAAGATGGAGGAAAAAAACCAGGAGGACTTTTTATTGATTTAAATGATGTATTTGATATATTTAATGTAAAAAGTATGATGGTTATAAATGGTTGTTTAAAATTACTTAATATACCAGCAAATTTTTTTGTTGTACATGATTTATACATAATTTATAGTAATGAACCTAAAATTATTTTCAAAGAAGTAGTTCCAGATGAACTAAAACCAATATTTGAAAATATTAAAATTATAGGTGAATCTAATATTAAAATTATAGATGAATCTAAACCTAAAACAGAATCTTTTGAAAATACAAATGATAATAATTATATCTATATAATAGCAATTAT